GCGGATCCACATCTCGGCGCTCGGCGAAGAGTCCGTGATGAGTTCCTTCGAGCAGACGGCCATCGCGGCGACCTTCAGCGGCGTGAGTTCCACGTCGGAGAAGTCGGCCTTCGAGACCGGGATCGCCTTCGACTCGCCGACCCAGTAGCCGGTCGCCGCGCCGTCCTGGCCCTTGATGTGCACGCGCGCCGGCATCGGGCGCAGCGGCAGGCGGTCGAACACCGTCATCGAGTAGAGGTAGTCGACGAAGTCGCCGTTGAAGCGCGTCTGCGACTCCACCAGCTCGGCGCCCCACTCGCCCGAGCCGGTGCCGCCACCGGCCACCGCGGTGCGGATGACCTCGACGAGCTTCGGGTGCGACTTGCCCCAGCGGTGGCGGGCGATGTCGACCGGGCTGACGATGTTGCCCTCCTTC